GGAGATGAAACGCATGCCTGCAGACATCGATTCCATCCTCCGTCGCCAGAGCGCGATGGCCGCGGAACGCGCGACGTTCGAGAGCCATTGGGCGGAAGTGACCAAGCGCGTTATTCCCCGCCAGGATTCGTGGTACGGATCGAAGAACTCGCAGGGCGACAAGCGGACGCAGGAGTTATACGACTCGACTGCCGTCCTTGCGCTTTCCCGCTTCGCGGCAGCGATGGAATCGATCCTCACTCCACGCGCCGAGCAGTGGCATCACCTAATCCCGGAATCGCCCCTGTCCGAATCGCAGGCGGTGAAGAAATGGCTCGAGGAAATCTCGAAGATGCTCTTCCGCGTGCGCTACTCGCCGCGGTCGAATTTCGCATCGCAGATGCATGAATCCTACATGGGCCTGGGGTCGATCGGGACGTCCTGCATGTTCGTGGACGACGATCCGGGGCGCGGGATCATCTACCGCAGCCTGCACATGGGAGGGATCTACCTCGCCGAGAATGCGGGCGGGCGCATCGACACGGTCCACCGCGAATTCCAGCTTTCGAATCGCCAGGCAATCCAGCAGTTCGGGATCGACAACGTGTCGGATTCCGTCCGTCGCGACGTCGAGAAGAAGCCGGACGAGAAGTCCGACTACATCCACGCGGTGTTCCCGTCGTCCGATATCCAGTACGGCCGCGTCGATTCGAAGGGGATGCCGTGGCGCTCCGTCTACATCGCGAAGGCGGAGAAGAGGATCATTTCCGAGTCGGGGTATTGGGAGTTCCCGTACATGATCGGGCGCTACGTCGTCGCTCCTGGTGAAACGTACGGGCGTTCCCCCGCGATGGACGCACTCCCCGACATCAAGGTCATCAACGAGATCGAGAAGACCACGCTGCGAATCGGGCAGCGCGCGGCTGATCCTCCGTACCTGGCTGCGGACGATGGGATCCTCGGAGCGTTCCAGATCCGTCCTGGCGTGGTCATCACGGGCGGGCTCGACTCGAACGGAGACCCGCGCCTTCGCACCCTGGAGTCCGGGGCGAACTTCCCGCTGACGGAGGCGATGTCAGAGCGGCGTCGCCAGGCGATCAACGACCATTTCCTCGTTTCCCTGTTTCAGATCCTCGCCGAGGATCGCTCGAACATGACGGCGACCGAGGTGCTTCAACGTGCGCAGGAGAAGGGCGCCTTGCTCGCTCCGGCATCGGGGCGGCAGCAGTCCGAATTCCTCGGTCCGATGATCGAGCGCGAGGTCGGAATCCTCGCACGTGCCGGGGCGCTTCCCCCGCCTCCTCAGGAATGGGTGGAGGCGCAGGGCGAGTACCGCATCGAGTACACCTCCGAAGCGACGCGCGCGCAGACGGCGGGCCGCGGTGTTGCCGTGCTGCGCATGATCGAGGGCATCGCCCCCATCGCCCAGCAGAAGCCGGAGGTCATGGACGTCATCGACTTCGACAAGGCCGCTCGCGTCCTGTCCGACTCCTACGGCGTTCCGGCCGAGGTCCTGCGCGACGACAAGGATGTCGCTTCGATCCGTGAGGCACGCACGCAGGCGGCGCAGACGCAGGACATGCTCCAGTCCGCCAACGTCGCTGGTGATGCTGCGCAATCGCTCGCGAAGGCCGCGGCGATGTCTGGGATTCCCGGTGGTCAGCTTCTCGGAGCGATGGGCTGATGGGCATGGGCGATCAGTGGGAGGCGTTCCGGCGCCGCGCTCGTTGGAAGGCGAAGGTCGCCCAGGCGGCGCGCCTCTGCCTCATGGAGCCGAGCGGAACGACACCGACGAGGGACGGAGCCATCCTTCTTGCCGAACTCCGCACCTTCTGCCGGGCCGACGTGACGTGCGTCGTCGTCGGGAAGGATGGGCACATCGACACCCACGCGACGATGGTCGCGGAGGGGCGCCGCGAGGTCTGGACGCGGCTGCGTGAACTCCTCGAGCTGGATGACCAGGCCATCCGCGAAATCATGAAGGAAGCGAACGATGCGTAATCTCCTCTCTCGAAAGCTGCGTGCTCCTGATTCTGGATCTGGTGGCGGTGCTGGCGGTTCCGCTGGAATGCTCGGGATCGGTGCTCCTCCGGAGCAGCACGCTCCTGCTCCCGCTGCCGGCGATCCGCCGCCTGCTCCAGCTCCTGCGGCGTCGTCGACTGGCTGGACGGAGGGCTTCGACGCGGAAACGCAGGCTCTCGTCGCGGCGAAGGGGTGGAAGTCTCCCGTCGATGCGCTGTCCTCATATCGAAATCTCGAGAAGATGCTGGGTGGAGAGAAGATCCCTGTCCCGAAGTCTGCCGAGGACAAGGATGCTTGGAACAGCCTCTACAAGGTCATCGGGCGCCCCGAGGCCGCGGCCGGCTACGAGCTGGACAAGATCCCCGGCATCGATGCGGCGACCGCTGGGAAGTTCGCCGAGATCGCTCACGCGAACGGCCTTTCTGTGCAGGCCGCGCAGGCTCTCGCGAAGTTCGACCTGGAGCGCACCCAGGCCGCGCGTGCGACCTCGGAGGAGGCGTTCGCTGCATCCGCCGCGGCTGATGTCGATTCCCTCCGCCAGTCCTGGGGGCAGAATTTCGACGCCAACAAGGAAGCCGCGTCGCGCGCCTTCAAGCACTCGGGACTCACGCAGCAGGATGTCGATCTTCTCGACCGCACGCTCGGTGTGGCTCGGACCATGGAACTCTTCTCGTCGTTCGGGCGCACCATGCTCGAGGCAAAGCCTGTCGGGTTCGGCGGTGAAGGTGGAAGCGGAATCGGTGGATTCACCACTCGCGAGGGAGCGATGGCGGAAATCTCGCGTATGAAGTCGGATCCAGCGATCTCCAAGGCGCTGTTCAACGGCGACCAGACGCAGACGCAGAAGTTGGCGGCGTTGCAGCGCATCGCAGTTGGTGGTGGTGCGGCGTGATTGCGGCATCTGATCCACTTGCCGAGTTGCGCCTCTCCATCGTAGGTTTGGTCCATCGCCAGGGGTCGGAGGAATTCCGCCCCGACGTTGCCGCGGCCATCGAGTCGTGGATCCTCCGGGAACCTGTGGGCGAACAGGCCGGCGACAGCGGGGAAAGTCCCGCGTCCTCCGAGGGGACTCAATCCCGCGGGAATGGCCCCGGCTCAGGTCGGACAAGCCGCGACACCAGCAGCAGAAACCATTCCCAATCGAAGGAGTAGCCTACCATGGCTGAAGATCTTCTCGCAGCGCTCCAGTACAAGGACGCGCTGCAAATCGCCCTCCAGCAGCAGGATTCGCGTCTCGCGCCTCTCGCTGTCCAGTCCTCCTACAACGGCAAGGGCGTGCGCATGCTCGAAGAGCTCGGCGCCGTCTCCATGCAGCCGTTCGCCACCAAGCGCGATCCCATCCGTCCGGTCGAGACCGACTGGACTGCGCGCTGGACGTCCCCCGCGTACTTCGACCTCGCGATGCAGCTCGATCGCAAGGAGCAGGCGCAGGCTCTGTCGGATCCGAAGTCGACGCTTGTGCAGGCGGCTCGCGCCGCGGTTGAACGTCGGAAGGACCAGTGCATGAAGGATGCGTTCTTCGGCGACGCCCTCACGGGCGCCAACGGAACCGTCACGAAGACCTGGGCCGTCGAAGGAGCAAACCAGATCGTCGCCCAGGGCGTCGGCGCTGCCGCTGCCACGCGGCTCAACGTGAAGAAGCTCCGCGCCGCGCTCAAGATCCTGAAGAAGAACGACGTGAACCGCCAGTACGAGCCCATCTTCGTGGGAATCGATGCCGAGCAGTCCGACGCGCTCTACGAAGAGACGGTCTTCATCTCCAAGGAGTTCACGGCCGACGCGTTCATGCGCAACGACAAGGGCATCATCACGTCGTTCATGGGCTTCCAGTTCGTCGAGATCGAGAACCTCCCCAACGACGGCACCTACACCCAGCTTCCCGTCTGGACCGCTTCGGCGATGGACTTCGGAACCTGGGACACCGACATCACCCGCGTCTACGAAGACATGGCGTTGCGCGGTCACCCCTGGACCACCTACCTCTACCGCGCCTACTCGGCCGCGCGTCGTGATCCGAAGCGCATCGTCGAGATCAAGTGCAAGGTTTCCGAGTAATCGGGGAAAGCGAGTACCATCATGGCAGTCGTCAATACCACCACCACCGCAATCGCCAGCGCCGACGCGGCGGGCTCCAAGTTCGCGAAGTCCGGAGAGCCGGAAATCGTCAAGGTCGGCACCGTCGAGGTCGCCAGCGGAGATTCGATCGGATCGACCCTGCGCCTCATCCGCGTTCCGTCGAACATGCGCATCACC